AATCAACAGCGATATGCCTATGGCAAAGGTCAACCTTGCCAAAGACGTCGTTGTGGCAAGAACCCGAAAACTAGCAGGTCAATGGTCCCTTGAGCTCCAAGAGGACTTGATGAACATGCACAATCTCGACATCAACACCGAGATGGCTAACATCATTGCCTATGAGGTGAAAGCTGAGATTGATCGTCAGTTGCTTACTGAGATCGTGAAATCCGCAATCAATGCCGGAAACGTCACCACATGGTCTCCTGTGAGTGCTGATGGACGAAATCAATTGGAGCGTATTGGCACTTTCTACACACAAGTTCTCAACCAATCCAACCAGATTGCAGTGAAAACTCGTCGTGGATCTGCCAACTTCGCGATTGCTTCACCGACCGTTTGCACTTTGGCCGAGCGTGTTGCCACATTCACCATTGACAAACTTCCTAACACTGTGAGCACTCAGCAAATCGGTGTGTCGAAGGTTGGAACTTTGCGTGATGGCACTATGAACTTGTTCCGCGACACATTTGCCGCAGGAAACTACATGGTGCTCGGATACAAAGGAATGACTCCATATGACACCGGAATCATCTATTGCCCATACATCCCGCTCCAGCTCTTGACTGGAATGAGTGATGAGAATATGAGCCCAAAAATGATGGTTCGGACACGGTATGGTATTCTTGGAAACCTCTTCGGTTCAGGAAACTACTACCAGTTCATCAGGGTTGCCGATCTTACCAATGCAGTTTTGACTGCCGACGGTGGACGGGTGTTCAGCTACTAAGCCGAGCATTTCATCGCAACAAACTAAGCTCTCGAGTTTGCTCGAGAGCTTTTTTTTTTTGAGCATATAAATAACTCAAATGAATGAGGAACACAATGAAAACTCTTGATGAAACTCTTGAAAATGTCTATTTCGATATGATTCACTCTATCAATGAATCTTCAAAACATTCTTATCAGGTCAATATAGTCTTTGAAGTTGCATATGGAAAAGTCTATGGAAACATTTCAAAAGATCACGAATGGATTTTGAAAAATGACCAATTCAGGTATGGAGGGACCATTAGACTCGTAGATGAAAAGAAATTCATTAGCGGATTTTTAGCTGCAACCGGAGTAGAAATTGTTGCATCATCATTGGAATGCATTTCATCCAAAGATGTTGTGTTCAATATGTCATTTGAGACTAGGTCAACCAGAATGTCTGATATGAATTGGAGATATTTTATCGAAAATGCTGCAATTGAGACTGATTTGGAAATAGTAGATGCTTCCAAGCATCGTTCATGAGTCTCGTTGTCCTCGATAAATTGATTTTATTGTCGGAAAACGGAGTGAAACCCCACCGTCTTTGTTCTTAGTCTCTTCAAAGTATTTGACTGTCACTGTTGCCTTGAGCAATTCATCCCGGTGTTCGAAGAAATGCATTCGGTCTTCAAGAGAGAACCCACTTCCAACACTTACTTCAAAGCCTTTATGCTCAATGATGATGTTGGTCACAGTGTCAATTGTCTTTTCAAGACCAGTGTCTTTGTCAATCATGCGAAACTCACCGGTCTCAATGCGTTTCACCGCATACTCGGCGTCATGAAATGTCTTGAATTTCAACATATCATTGCTTCGTTTTCCATTGTAGCCGGTATCACGCCGAAAGATCAATCCTTCCCAACCGAAATTTTCCACATCCTTTTTCATTGATTCAAATATTCCCTTAGTGAGAGGGATTTGTGGAAGAACCTGGACGCGATTAGAATTGACATTAGTGAATGCGGCTCGTAACAATTCATTGCGTTGGGAAGTTAGAAGCATTCCGTATTGAGCAAAAAAATCTTTATACGGAATTAGATCGAAAAGGATGTACTTCGGGTTCGGGACAATGAAATCTTTTCTACGGATTTGTGATACGATTCCTTGAAAATCTTCCAACCCATTTTCATCAGTGATGCACATTTCTCCATCAAGAACAAGTCCACGGAATTTTGTATGAATCTTTGAAATGTTGCTTCCTTCGGTGTGAAGCATTGCTAATATGAATGACTTCACTTTACCAAGAGTCAAAAATTCTTTTCCTTGTCTAGAATAGAATTTCACATCCATATTTTGATCGATGACGGTGATGCACCGAACACCGTCAAGTTTTCGACTGGCAAACCAAAATCCATCAAATACATCCATCCCATCGGTGAATTTGTTTGCGAGGGCTACATCGAAAGTCGGAATAAGGTCCTCAAACACTTTGTTAATAGTTGACACATCAACCCGTATTTTTAAATTTCGATCAAGGATTGACCATATCAAATCTTCATAGATGAAGTTCTCTTGGACAAACCAATTGACCGCCGCAATTGCATCATTGCCAGTAAGTGTTCGTGAGTTTAAATTGTCTAACAATAAATATATAGATTGGAAATGGAAATTCCGTGAAAGAGTGTTTTTCTTTTTGCAAGCATTTGGTCTCACTCCATAGACGAAAAATGGGTTATATGTGTAGTACAACACCTTTTCAATAGATTTTCCATATTTTTTAAGAATAGCAATTTTGTCAACATTGGAATTTGACAAATTGCATTCATTCACAAATTGTTGCACGACATCTAGTTCACTGCTCATTTCATGTTTCCTATTTCTATTAATTCTTTGTATAGTTGGTTCACGGATTTGATATCCACGGCTGATGGCAAATTTGATTGAGAGAATGCTGTTCGGATTTCATTTTCAAGTTGTTCAACATGTTCCAGCAAATCTTCGTATTGGTGTTTTCCAAACCGTATATCAAGAAGATATGCCTTTGTTTCACCACTAAATTTCACTTTTGGACATCCAGTTGTGAAAATTGCAAGTGCATCATATAGAAGACGAAATGTGTGCATCATATTTTTTGCATCATATTGCTTGTTTTCGTCCCACGAATGTTCATATCGGGTTTCAGATCGATCATACATCCATTCCCAAAACGACTTCCATTGGTTCAGTTCATGGGAATAGGCGTCTTCATTGAAATATACCAAACCGGTGCAAAATGGTTCCTCATCGATCAGAATGGATGAAACTTCGAATTGATTGTTTTGAAATTTCAGTAATTCACTGGATGGATACATTCTATACAAATTGTGCACAAATTCATCTTTGCAGCATTTTGCATAGAACAACGGGTTTCCATTCTCAAAATTTGTTTCAGGGATTTGTCTGAATTTCATATCTGGGAAATATTGATACATATTTCTCAAATATTTTTTTGGTGTTGGTGGCATCATTTTGGTGGTGTTTTCATCAGACTCCAGGAATTCATATGCACGAGAATATGTCCATTCATATATTATATTTGGTATGTTTTTAATTAGCCCAATTTTGTCTAGATATTGGAAAAAGGCGGTTGAGAAAATTTGTGACAATGTCTCTTTGGAGCATTTTCCGCAGTTGTATAGATTTGCAATTGTTTTCAACCCGTCTTCATTGATTCTTTCAGGAATTTCATTAGCCTTTTTATTTTTTCCTGTTGCACGATGGATTTGGCCATTAGCATATCCGAAATATGTGTTGAACAACTCTTTGGTGACAAAGATGTCACGATTAGCTCGAAGATGCTCATACATCGCGGAAGATATTTTGATGAAAGGATTGTCACAAAATAGAAATTCTATTACATTTGGACTTCCTTTCATTGCTAGTGTAAGGAACTTTTTGAGAGAATAATAGCAGGTGTCATTAGTATCGTCAGACACCTGATGGAATTGTGGATTGACTGTGAACAATTCATCATCTTTGTTGAAGAATATTCCGCGGACGTCGATATCGGACCCTTCAATGTTCAATCCATACAAATGGCTTCCGGACACAAATTCGAAAATTATTTGGTTAGACTGTTTTAAGTTATTGATATCCATTCTCGTCTCCATATTATTGTAATAATATGGCACCAATTTGCAAAAAATACACACAATTATCATTTAAAATACCAAATTATATGGCATAATACCGATATCAATATCATAATTAGGATTGGAATATATGGATTTTACCGGCATAGACATATTGGCAATGAGTGATTTGCATATTCAAAACAATGTCGCCAGGTGTCAAAGTCTTTTAAATGACATGAACATATCGTCAAAAATAGTCATTATTGCTGGCGATGTGTTTGAAAGTTGCTATCCTGGCAATCGGTATGAAACATTAGCAACATTGTTTCCAGAAAAGACCGTGATTTTTTGTTTAGGGAATCATGAGTTTTTTTATGACACTATTAAGAATGTTCAGGCCCTATACACAAAAACATATGCACCAGCTTTATATGATGTGCATTGTCTAGACATAATTGGTCATTATGACATTCCGTCAACTGACATTAGATTGTTAGGAAATGTGTTTTGGTATGATGGGTCCATGAAAGACAATTCGTTCCAGCGTTTAGAAGATTATGCTGGACATCGGTGGTTAGATTTTACCATTAAATCGTTTGATTTTCATAAAGAGCATCGAATTTGCAAAACAAAAATTTTTGATAATTTTGATTCATCTAAACGAAATGTTCTAGTCACACATACCGTTCCATGGAAAAGCATAAATTTGCACAGGTCACCGAGTGAATACAATGCTTTTTCCGGGGTGAATGATTTTCTTAAACGAAATCGGTTTTATGTGTCTTTATCTGGACATACACACAGACGAAACGTCGGTTTAATGCATTCATCTGGATGCAAATGCATTAACACTGGCAGTCTCGGAGAATTTGGAGATTTTGTTCGTATTACAATATAACATGTTGGCAAATAGTCTAACATTTACTGGGAGATGATTATGAGAATTATTTCTGCGACAAATGGACCGGATGTAGTGTATTGGCATCACAGCAAAAATGGATATGGGTGGACAAACGAAAAAACTGATGCATCTAAATTTTCTGATGAGATTGCTGAGAATTTGGTGAGAAAAATACAAACTATTTCGGCACTTCAACCAAAACTCCCGAAATTTCAAAAACTGTCAATCCTTGATATGAATTGCGAATAATATCATGATTATCAAACACGCTAAGTATATAAAATCAGATTTGAACAAAAACAACAACAAGTTTTGGTACATCTACATCAATGATGACAATTCGGTTTTGACAGATTTTGGTAGAGTTGGTGATGATGGATCAAAGAAGTTGAACCAATTTGCTAGCATGGAGTTGGCTGAGAAGTATTTTAGGTCAAAGTGCTCTGAGAAAGAACGCGGAAGAAACGGCGAAATTCCGTATGAAAAATTGAATGTCATTGAGTCTTCCGGTGGAAAAGTTGCAATTCCGTCTACCATGACCTTGGAAGCCGTGGTCAAAAGAGATTTCTCTACTGATGATCCGGAGATTGCTAGACTCCTCGACACTTTGATCAAAACAAACCAGCACAACATTCTTTC